CCAACCACCGTGCCAAACTGAAGCAATTTTATTTGCTACTTCTGTTTTAATGAAGTAACAATTAGTATCTATGTGATGAACTCCGTGATATGTTGGCCAAATACCTAACGATTCACAGTCATCAAAGCAAACAAACTTACCTTGTTTGTTATATACTTGGCGTAAAGAATAACACCAATCTAAACTTCTTGTATTAATTGTTTTGATACAGTTTTCTACATGCGACCGATATAACCAATTATCTTGGTCAAGGTAGGCAACATATTGTGTATTAACTAGGTGTGTAAATGCTGCATAGACACGGTGTCCGTAAAATCCATTGGCACCGACATTGATTGGTAAAGAACAAATATGAACTCGTGTATCATCAACAACTGAACCCAATGATTGTATTGTTTTATCCATGTGTTCATCACCATCAATGACAACATAACAGTCAGTAGGATGACTTTGATTTAAAACAGATTCAACGGCAGTTTTAACCTCTGGTGATCCAGTGGTTGGTATAATCACAGTAGCAGACATAATTTAATCTCGTGTTAGTTTTAATATTCTCTCTATTTGTTTCTCTATAATTGGTTTACGATTTGGCCAATATATATATTCTTTCTCTCCAGTAGAATGTAACTTCTGAAGAAAAGGAATAATCATCTTTTCCACTTCAGCTAAACGAGTTTTATAATCGTCTGCTGTTTCGGCTGTCTTATTAACGACAGCATTATATTCTGCTTCCGATACAGCAGAGAAGCCAAAGTCATCTTCAACATTGGCATATTCTTTCATTACTCGGTCAAAGTCTACTAATCCCATATTTTATGCACCTTTTGCTATAACAAATTTAGAAGAATTTTTTTGACGAGAAGTTGCATATGCATATACCCATCTTGTAAAAGATGCAGCACGCTCTTCATTTGAAAGAAATTTAATTAAATATGGCATAACAACATTTGTGACTAGTTCGGCACTAAGTTTGCCAACTTTTTTATCATATTCATCTCTTATAGGTCCATTTTTTGGTGCACCATCTTTTTCATATTTTTCTCTAATTGGTTTCTTTTGTTTTTGAAAATTAGTAGTTGCTTTGTCCAATTTACTTTTAAATAGAGTGCCAAATCTTCCTCTTTTCGGATCACAGAGATTTAATATACTTTCAATTTGTCCTGTACCTAGTCCACCAGCTTTGGCTTCAGCTCCTTTAATTTGTACTTCACCTCTAAAAGTTCCTCCAGAGTTACCTGATGGATCGTGTCTAAAAAATACATAGTCGGATTTATCTTTTGAAAGATATGCTTTTAAATCTCTTGCAGCCGGTTTTTGTTCTTTATCATCATATGGTCGCCAACTACTAAGACCACCAAAAGAAACTTTATTTATTTTGGCTTCTTCTGATGCTCTAACAAAATTAACTTTTTCTAATTTAACTGTTTTTGTGGTTTTTTTCAAAGATAATGGTAACAATTGGCCAGATTTAATCAAATTACTTATGAAATTATTTAAACCATCTTTACCCAAAAAAGTTAAACCTTTTTTATTTTTAATAAGAGTTTCAATATCTTTTTCAGCTTTTTTTGTTGCTAGGTAAATATCGGCTGGACTCCATTTATTTAAATTTCCAAAAGGAACTTGGGATTCACCTTTTGATACACCATCTCTTAATTCTTTTTGATTTTTATTTGCTTCAGAAAATAAAATTTGTATATTGTCCATAATTTTATTATCTTTGTGAGCATAAAATATTTTTGTAGCAGATATTCCCTCATCTTGAATATAACGAAATTTTGAACTTATCGTATTAATTTTAATAACTAAGTATTTACCAATCAATATAGATGACTTAAACCATCCGAGAGCCACCTTATCTTTAAGACCAGAACCAGTTAAAAATTTTTCAATTTCTAAAAATGAAACTTTTCCTGATTCAACATGTTTTTCAAACAAACTTTTAATGGATGTTCGAGGATATTTCTTGGACCAATTAAATGAAAATTTCTCATATGTGTTGTTATTTTCATCATCAATATCAAATACATTGTTGATCGTAACACTTTTGGAGTTTAATCTGAATTTTCCATTAATTGTAGGAATGCCAACATAATCAGCCAAAGCACAAAAGAGTGCTTGTGAGGATTCAGCTAAATCTGTTGGGCTTGCCATTTTATCGTATAATTTGAATATATTTACCTGAAGTCCAGATTTCTAATTCTGTCCTCAATCGACCCTCAGATTTAAGGGTTTCGTATCTATTTATAGCTTTGGTCCGCCACCAATCAATTACACTACTCAGTTCATGTTTGTCGTAATTTTCACCAGGTAAAAGTTTATCGGTTTTACAATTCATGTAATCTACTGTATTCTTAAATCCATAATCAGAAATATAATATCGTTTCTTTTCTGTCAACTTTTTAGCGTTCTCAATCGTTATATTGAAAGCATCACCTTCGGTTGTTCCTTTTAATGCTGCTTTGGTCAGAGCAATAATCTTGGTGAATGTTCTGAGTTTTCTACTTGTCGTTGAAGTATCTCCACCCAACAAATCTCCAGTAATATTCTCCACATAGTTTTTCAAATCTGTATATCTTTGGCCGTGCATCATCGGTACAATATCTGATTCTGTTAGACCTTTAAAACGAATGTAAGGTTTCATACCATCATATTGTGATACTGACTTGGTGCTGCCATATAAACTGGTAGTTTCAAATAAGCAGATATTCATATCATATTTTTTATTACAGATTTCTCTTACTGTATGACTGGTACAAATGGCAGATAGAAGTTTACCACCCAAGTAATTAAAACCAAATGGTTGAGATGGTACAATTACGAAACCCATAACACAAGCTGTATTGAACCGCTTGGCAGTATCTTCATTTTGAATCCAAACTTGTCCTAGGTAGTCGTTACGAGGTTTCATATAGATGACTGGTGAACCCAAACGAATGAATCCTAGAATCTTTCCTGAGTTCTTCTCTCTGACTGCCAATTGTATATTCTTACCAACTGGTGACTTATTGATGTGGGAACTGGTAATGGCAAGTAATGGCTCCCAAACATCGTTGGGTATTTCACATACTTCAATATCCATATCATTTGGGTGCATTGTGAAATCTGAGAACAAATCATCTTCAATTGGAAATAAAGAAGATGGCATATCAGCTACATTCTTTAGTTTCTCATCACGCATGTATTCTTCGGTACTTCCAATGTTACTAAAGTAATCATGAAAGGCCTTGGCACAATACAAACCATTTTCTCTGGAAATTATCATACTTTAAATCCACTAAATGATTTCTTTTGTTTTTCTTCTCTTGTACCAAATGTGTTTAGTGGTTTATCATGGCCAGCATCAGCAATACCCATCTGTGCAGCCTGTTCAACATCATATAGTTTCATTTTGGATCTATCAACGCCAAGAGTAAATCGTTTATGAAATGTTGGATCATTATAACGATTCTTTAATTGTTTGACCATGATTTGGCCAAGTTCTTCCAGTTCTTCAGAAGAAATCAAAGCAAACATCAAATCTGCGGTGGCGGGAAGTCCGAACGATTCACTCGTATCCTCAAGGCCCGGATCACTGGAAGTAAATCCTGAACGGGTAGTTTGTGTAGCAGATACAATAGGAACATTATACTCAACAGCAAGGCCTCGTAGTTCTTCTGCAATTGCTTTAACGTAGGTGTAGGAATTAATATTCGCACCAGCCTTAATACGAGCAGAACAACAAATATTAAGATAGTCAACGAATATAATGTCAGGTATAAAAGACCTCTTGAGATTAAGTTCATTTAATAGTGTCCTAAAATGAATAGTTGATGCTGAGGCAGTTGGATATTCTTTGATAATTAATTTGCCTGTGGTCTTTTCACGAACCCGTGTGACCTTTTTATCATACAAATCTTTTGGTAATTCCATCAAATCATCAATAGTAACATTCAATAGATTGGCATCAATTCTTTCTGCAATCTTTTCTTCACTCATTTCCAAAGTGATGTAAAGAACATTTTTACCCTGAACCATACACGAAGCAGCCACATGACACATAAAAAGAGATTTACCAACACCAGTCCCCGCCAAAGCAATATTAAGTGTTTTAGCTGGAAGACCACCTTTGGTGATTCTGTTGAAGTAGTCAAGGTCAAAGGGGATTCTTTCTTCTTTTCTGTGGTAGAATTCATATCGAGCATCTGAGTCTTGTAAGTAATCGTGGCCTACCGAGTTATCAAATGAAACGGCCAAGGCGTCCGATAATATCTTGGGAATCTGGCCTTTGTCGTGATTTTTGTCCTTACCATCGAGAATTGAAATAGACCCCAATACTGCATTATAAATGGCTTTCTCTTGGCAGAATTTTTCGGTTTTGTCAACAAGCCATTGAACCTCGGTTTCTGCCGACTTATTCTTCTCAATCTCTGATAGATAATCTTCGCATCTCTGAACTTCATCAGCTGAAAGATTTCTCTTTTCTTTGATGGCAATACTAAGTGCTTCAGTCGTTGGCGTGTTATTGTAAGCCTCTGTGAATGATGTAATCTCATTGAATAATGTTTTTTCTACGCTATCACTAAAATATTCTAATCTGATAAATGGTAATACTTTTCTTAGATATTCCTCGTTATAGATGAGGTTCTTCAGTATTGCTGTTTCCAGTTTCATCAATTACTTCCTGTTCAATATTACTACTCATTAGTTCTACAAGCAAATCACCAATGTAATTTTTAAACTTGTCATCTTTTTCCAATTTTCTTGGCTTATCAACTGGTGATTCTATCACATCATATGCAAAAAGTAAATAGACCAAATCATTCTTTTCCTCAAACTTAACTTTACCATATTTGAATATGGTATCTTTATACGGTCCTTCTAAAAACTTAATATGCACAGCTGTGCCATCATTTTTAGGATAGATAAAACAATAGTCCAGTCCTTCAATCATCTTTCACCTCATCGAATCTTTTTTCTTGTATGGTCTTTTCTTTCCATACTTTTCTAGGATTACCACACATCACACATTCTGGATTACCACAATCCATTGCATGATGTTTGGCAAATTTGTGTGGTTCATCTATTGGTATACCGTGTGTTTTTGCAATCTTGGTTTGTTTCTTAATTTGATTTTGAGTTTTTTGAATACGCTTTGAATGTTTAATTTTAGCATCTTCATTACTCATCTTCTGTTCCATTCATGGTTACAATTTCATCAAATAAATTATCAATACCGCCTTGCATAATTTCGCCTGCGGCAATTTGGTATTTGTCTGTTACATAATCTTGGAATTTTTTACTGGTGATAATAGGCATCCAGAAATCTTTGGTGTCTGTTTCTTTTATTCTATATTTTTTAGATTCTATTTCACCGGTAGAAACATCAACTCGACTGTACCACCCATTAGTGGGTTTAACGACAAGGCCTGAATCAAGTGCCAAATCAAGTAAGCCTGACCAGCGGCTAACACCGCCATCAAAAGAAACAGTAACAGGAATTTTAGATTTTTCTTTAACATAGCGTGATTTCTCCACG